GAAATCTTTTCTTGCAGTTTCTACAAACTCCCAAAGTTCCTGTTCTGTACCTTGCATCACAACTTTTAGCACTTGTTCTAATTTCTTTCTGACCCATTGTGGAGTTGAAGACTTTGCAGTTTCAATACCCATCATTTTGAGTTTAGGTTCTGCAAGTCTAACGCCTTCGTTATCATGAACATTCAGAATGTATCTTTTCTTTGCAGTCCAAATACCTCTGTCTGCAATCACTTCTCTACCCATTTCCATCTTCTGTTGAAATGCGTTTGTGTATTCTGCAAGTTCATCAAAACCTTCTGCAAGAACTTTTTCAATTTGCTTTTCTGCCTTAGACAAGAAATCTACTATTTTATCTTTAGGTGCATCAGGCATAATTTGATTTACAAATTTATCCATTGTAATGTAAATAGAATCGGTGTCCATTGCAATCACATAGTCTTCATTATCAGTGTTCAATAATTCGTTTAGATATTTGTTTATAGTTTTTTCTGCCCATTGGATTACTAATTGACCTGATAGTGTAATTGCTTCAGCAAGATCGGTAGAAAAGAAGGCAAAGTATTGATTTGCCATTGCACCATAAGCAGAGTTCAATGCAATCTTACGAACTTGTTGATTGTTGTATGCTCTTTTGATAAGAGTATCTAGCTCTCGTTTCTTTTGTGGATCTGTACAAACTTCTCTCTCTTTTTGATAAGAGATCATCTTTTTCTTCCATTCTTTTCGTTCATCATAGAATGTTTCCATGAGTTCTGGAAACATTCCCTGTCTATCTCGTTTGAACATCACACCGTTGGGTGCAATTGTTAGATTCTTCTGTTTGGTGTAAGATAGATCACATTCTTTATCTAGTAGTCTTTTTACTGATACATCTTGTCTATTACCTTTCACTATTTTTTCAGGTGAAATATTGAACTGCATGATAAGATGTGGATACAGAGAGTTCAAATCGAAAGACATAACCCAATCGTGTTTGCCGACTAGTGGTTCTTTTACATAAGCACCTTGAATCGATTTTGTTTTATCATTTCCTGTTTTCAGTCTTTGAGGTGGTGTTTGAATGCCTTGCTCTTTCAAAAAGTTATAGATGATAGTTTCCCAATACTTCACCATGCCGAATGTGTCATCGTAATTACATTTTGCCGTGTAAGCCTGATTTAGCACCAACTCAATAAATCCAAGTTTATCTTCTAGTTCTTCTACAAGAACAACATCTTTTAGATTATACTCTAAGAACTTTGCATAGTCCTGTTTGTAAAGTGTATGAAGTGAACCATATTCAGAGTAATCTAATTTACTTTTACCTAACTCTACATTTGCAATATGATCTAGTTTGTAAGACTCTTGGTTTACAAAAGTCTTTTTACGATACATTTCCAAGTAGTCAAGCACATTGATACCATAAAGATTATATTTCATGTTCTTTTGGTGACCGAATGATACCCATTCTCTCACATCTGATAGACCCCATGGCGAGAGTTTCTTGTGTTCATCTTCACCGAGTATTTTATCAATACGATTACAAAGATAAGTTATATCAAATGAATCTACATTCCAACCAGTGATGATATCAAATTGTTCTGCACGCCAATACTTGATGAACTCAACAAGTAAGTCCATTTCATTTTTACAGTTATGATATACTATATCTGTCTTGTTGTGTTCCCATGGTCCAATGCCGAAGACATGAGCATCTTTACCGAACGGTTTCATTGTAATTGCATTCACTCTTTCGTTAGCAAGAATGGGTTCAGGAAAACCATTCTCACATTCACACTCAATGTCAAGTGTTGCAACTCTAATCAGAGATAGATCAAACTTTATATCACCTTGAAACCTGTCTGATATCCATGTGTAAACATATCGGTCATAACCATGGATTTCAAAACCTTCAACACCTGCATACTTCTCTCTGAACTTTCTTGCACCACCCATTGAGTTGAGTTCAACAACTTCAAGTGGTCTGCCGTCTAGTGATTTATAAGGCGTGTCACCTTTCTTTGAGGGAATGAAATGTTTGGGACGATAAGATATAGACAACTTTTGTTTTTTGTTGCCTTTATACCCAACTGCTAAAATTTTGTCTCGTGTGCGAGTGACATTCGTGTAGAAATCCATACTGTAATGATACTACAGTATTAGTCTTCTGTCAAGGTAGTTTGTGCTGTAAAGTGTGGATTATTGAAGTGTTTGAGAAGAACTTCTTTCTGATCTTCATAATGAGCAATTTGTTCTAATTCTTTTTCGATTGTCTCTAAATGATCTGAATGTTCCCCAACACCTACTGGATTTGAAAGATGTATTTCTACATTCATCTTGTGTTTGTTGATATGCGCATCCGCGTGTGCAATTAAACTTTGTATTATTTCATTTCTCATTTCTGACCTCTCACTTTGCCATTTCTAAGGGCATTACTTTCTAATGTTGAATCTAAATTTCCTGTTGACACTTTATAGTTTATTTCTAACTGAGGTTTTGCATCAAAGATAGTGATCACTTTACTTTCGTGGAAAGAGAAATTGTATTCTTTTGCAAAAGGTATAAAATCTGCAAGTAAAACTTCCATTTTGCCTTCTGATATTTCACTGACACATTGTTTGCAATCGTAAAGTGTATGCATCTGAGTTTTTGCATTGAACTCATAGAATCCCATAAGTATATCACCTGAGTTTAGAATAACACACTTTACAACTGGTAATGGATTAGCCACAATTTCTGACCATTTGTTGTAGTTCTACTGATCTGCGACCAACTTGACCAAACCATTTACTATCTTCCATTTCAACAGCAACTTTTTCCCAATCATTTTCAATGACACCTTTCCACATGTTATTGAACTTGCTGAATCTCGTGCCACCTAAATTGAAAGTCATATTGACCAACACATGTTGAATGTCTTCTGGTAGACTGTAGAAGTCTTCACCACCTTTAGATTCAAATACATGTATTGTTTCTTCAACATGTTTGTCAAAGTCAATCTCATAGACCTCATCAACCCTCTCTTGTGATACAGGTGTACCTGCTGGTTGACCGAATTCTGGATCACTTTCTTTTATTAGATGTCCAACTCCAAATGTTAGATAACCTAAAGAGTCTTCGTATATTTCTAGGACTTCTCCTTCATGCCTTTTTATCTGTTCTTTCAATAGTTCTTTGTTCATTTTTTATTTGTTCCTGTAATAATTCAATTAGGATATCTCCCATAATCTTATTTAGTTCACTATTATTTAGTAGTTTGTCAATCTCTTCATCTGTCTTATCTTCAACTATATCTGGCAATCTTCGTATGGTTCTTTGAAAATTTATGTTCGGTTTACCATCTTCGAATTGTACTTTGCCATATTGATACACTAGACCTTTGTAATCACCTTCTATAATTTCTATAGCGGCATCTTTTTCAAATGGATTTTCAACTATTCTATACACTATCTTATAATATCTATTTCACCTGGATTTTCATTCCAAACTTCTAATTTATTTCTAAGTCTTCCGTCTGAAAGTAATGTTTCGTATCTGTTTGAAGCTTTCTTTCTCCACCATTCTGTTAGATTTTCAATTGAATATCTATCATAGTTTGATTTAGGTATAAGTGTTTCTGTTTTTCCTAAAATAACATCTTTTGTATTTTCAAAACCTAAATCAGAAACATAGAATCTTTTCTTTTCATTTAGTCTTCTAGCATCATCAACAACTTTATCAAATTCTTTTTTATCATTCTCATTCAAAGACTTTCTGATTATAGAAATCATTTTAGATTGTGATTTCATTTTCCTAGATGATGCTTGTTCCCAAACAATCGGACCACCATTCTTTTCAACAAAGAACTTTTCTAAATCTTTGAAGTAATTATCATTCATAAGTGGTGCAAAATTACTATCAGTCAAACCATGTCCTTTTATAAATGGTTTTAGACCATCATACTGTGACATACTTTTAGTTGAACCATAAAGTGATGTAGTTTCAAAATGACATAGATTCATATCATACTTTTCATCAACTAGTTTTTTTATTTCATGTGAACAACACATGAGTGCTAGTAGTTTGCCACCTAGATAGTTGAATCCAAAAGGTTGAGTTGGAACTATTATCATTCCCATGATAGCATGTTTATTGAATACAGGCATTTGTTCTGCACCCAACACTTCACCAAAATACCTATTTCTAGGTGCAATGTTCATCATAGGTGAACCTAGTCTTATAAAACCCACAATCTTATTTGTGTTTGTTTCATAAACCATAAGAATGAGTTTACGACCAGGATTTGATGCTTCTATAGCATGTGATGTTATGATTTCTAAGTAGTTATGAAAGACCTCATGATCTGCAATACCAACTCTAAAGTTCATGTCTCTTGGATGTATAGTGAAGTCTGAAAAGAAATCATCTGATAGATTGAAACCAAAAAGAGGAGTTGGCATTTCTGAAACTCTTTCTAATTTTATTTTTCTTAGATAGTCTGCCATATTACCGAAGTTTTGGTAATACTCTGTGATTCTACCAGAGGCAAACTTTGCGTCTGCCTCTGATAGGACTAAATCACATTTGAAATCTGGCATTAGATATTATCTAAGAGATTTTCTGGTGAAGATACTTCATAAGGATCAGTTTCAATGTTGTCACCAAATCCTTCTTCTGCAAAGATTGATTCAATTACATTATCATTGACGACCATTGCATATCTCCATGATCTGATACCGAAACCTAAGTTTGCTTTCTTTACAGATGCACCCATAAGCTCGGTGAATTCACCGTTACCGTCTGGTAATGGTCTGACATTTTGAACGCCTTGTGCCTCAAACCATGAGTTCATAACGAATGAGTCATTCACTGAGAGACAATAGATGTTATCAATACCTTTTTCCTGAAACTGTGAAAACATTGTTTCAAAACCAGGTAATTGAAAAGACGAACAAGTTGGTGTAAAAGCACCAGGCAGTGCAAAGATGATCACTCTTTTTTCTGCAAATTGTTCGTGGGTGTTCAAATGTACCCAATCGCCATCAGCCCTTACTGGCATAACGACATTAGGAATTTTATCACCTACATTCAACATAATATACTCCTATAATATTATAGTAGCACCACTATATCACAAGTGGTGCTACTAGTCAATAGAGTTTTACTTGATTTTGATAAGTTGTGGTTTATCTTCTTCTGGCACTACTCTCTCTAGGTTGATAATCAAAACACCATTCTTTAGATCACCGCCAACGACTAGTACATCATCAGCAAGTGTGAATGATCTTTTGAAAGACCTAGAGGCTAGTCCCTTATGAAGATAAGACTCATCTTCACCACTTTCTTTTTTGCCTTCAATTGTTAGAACATTTTTCTCTTTTGAGACTTTAAGTTCTTTTTTATCAAACCCAGCAACAGCAAGTTCAATGCGAAAATGTTCGTCATCGTCCTTGATAATGTTGTAAGGTGGATAATTAATAGAAGGTGCCTCTGCGGCTCTTTCTAGTAGTGAAAAGGTTCTGTCGAACCCTATGGCAAACGGAAATGTTCGCCCAAAGATATCGTCATAAATAGACATAGTTTTCTCCTTTTATAAGCAAGTTAGTTTTAGTAGACCTCACCATGAGCATCTACACTTATATTTATATTATATAATGACTAATCTGGTTTTTTCAACCCATTTTTTTACAATTTTTTCGCTTTTTTACTCTTTCTAAAACTAAAAGATTATTGAACACCACTGCAATCATCATGCGATTACCTGGTCTGAATACATCTTGTTTCTCTTCATCTGTCAATGTTGTGTTATTCTGTAATACTACTGGCACCCATGCTAACCATTTTGTTTTGTGAGTAACTAGATCATTCAAATCAGGTTTTCTAGGTAAAAGAGGATTAGTTTCATAGACACATTCGTATTTCATACCCTCATAGGTAGTCCAAATGTCTAAGACTTGTAGTGTCCAAAAAAGTTCTTGTGGTGATAAGAGAGAAGGCTCTTTAAATTGTATAGACGGTAATAGATTCTGACTTTCCTTTAACTTGGATAGAATCAACTCGTTTGAAATCTCCTCTTTTACACTGTTGATGAGTGAACTCCGATAACAACACTCGAACCCCATTGTAATTGCGAGTCTGGCCTTCGAGTCGAGAGGCAAGGTTGACTGCATCTCCAATGACTGAATAGTCGAATCGAAGTTCTGAACCCATGTTTCCGACAATGCATGTGCCTGTGTTGATACCAATACCGACATCAATGCGAGGTAAACCTTGTTCTTCAAGTTCTTGTATAAGTTCATCGGCTTTATTTGATATCTCTATTGCAGCCTCTACTGCTTTGTCGGCATGGTCTTCACAATCGAGTGGTGCATTCCAGAATGCCATGATGCAATCACCCATATATTTATCGATTGTACCATTGTATTGTAATACGATTTTGGTCATTGTGTCAAGGTACTTATTGATAAGGTTTACAAGTCCCTCAGGATCATTATTGTTCTTATAGTATTCTGAGACTGGTGTGAACCCACAAATGTCCATAAACATGAATGTCATCTCTTTACGATCACCACCAAGTCTGAGTTTACTTGGATCTTTCTGCAGTTCTTCAACCATATCAGGAGATAAATATTTTTGGAACTGCTTCTTAATTTGTTCCTTGAGTTGATAAGTCACATAGTATTTGTTGAAAGAAGCATGACCAAAAACCAATAAGGAACTAATTGATGAATAAAAAGTATCAAAAAGAATTAGATGCTCATTCCAAATATAGTAACCCAATCCCACCTGACCTGCAACAACACCTAGACTCCCTATCGCCGATACAGTTGTGGGAGTTTTGTAGACCACAAGAAGTATACCTAAAAGAACTACCACAAGAAGAACAACTTCAAGTAATTCAAGATAGTAGGATTGTTGTATTTGAACTTCTTGTAAAACGGTTTGGAGAATTGAGGCTTGCACTTCGTGGGGATACATTACACCCATTGGGGTTGAAACTGGATTATTCAGACCCTCTGCCGTTAGACCCCATATCAGAATCTTATTATTGATATCTGAGTCTGCAAGTTCAGAGGCGGAAATAGAATCGAATTCATTCCAATAAGAGATCATTATATCACTTGTTGGTGTTGTGTTGATGGGTGGTTGTCTACCCATTCTAATCCATTCTATGCCTAATTCAGGTACAACTCTTGTTTGATAACTAGGTTGATCGAAGTATGCTCTCAATGTCTCTAATGCGATTGACGGATACACTTGATCATTTGCCATAACAAGTAATGGTGCAGAACGAACTGTGCCATCAAAGTTTGCAGTACCCTTTTGTGCAGGTGTAGAAACAGTTACCCCTACACCATATGTGTTGTCTCTGAGTATAGGTATGGGTGATGAAATGCCTGGAAACTTCCAAATAGAATCTTCAATTGAACCACCACCAAATACAGATGTGGGTACATAAGGTGCTGAACCTGTATCAAGTTGTGTTGTGGGTGCAGAACCTATGATCGTTAGACGATTGATAAGTCCTTCTGCAAATGCTAAGTCGCCACCAAATCTATCTGGTTCACTGAACACCATATTGAATACATGTGTGTTTGTAGGATCTGTTTGTAAGAGTATGTCTCTGTAGATGTTTCTCGGCCATGGATACTGACCATACTTCTGTAATGACTTTTCATCTATGTCTACAAGAACAATATCTTGTACATGAACTTTTTCTTTTTGTTGATGAAGAAAGTCAAACCATGACCACTGTATATTTTCAACAATGTATGGTGACCATATTTTGAGACCGACTAGAAGACCAATGGTTACTAATACTGTTTTCCAAGAATACATTAGTTTTGTGTTACTGAGACTGAACACCCACCAACAGTTTGACAATCCTGTGAAAGTGTATATGATTGATTCGTTGATGTTTGTTGAAGTAAAGTTAAGTCTGTAGGATATGCACCATTAAGTGTAATGGTTGCTGAATGA